GGTAAAAATCCTTTATTAGGCATATCAATCGGACGTGTATAAACTCGTTTATCGTTCACGGGTACGATTTCACCAAGCTTGCGAGCTACCGAAGGTTTAAACTCTTTCATGAATTTTTTCGCTATTGGTGAATTAACGTCTGATTTTCTTAAGTAAGTTTCACGCACCCATTTATGTCCGCATGATTTGCCACCTTTGAATAACCATATATCGTATGTAGTTGCCCCACGTGGTCCGAAACCGCCTTCTGTACCATCTGAACGTGTGCGTGTTTGGTTAACTACCTCACTATTCATTCTGATAATATCTTCTTTACGATACACTTTATCAGCTTGGCGCATTTTCTTACAAAACAATCTCGATTTATCAGAAGTGTCACCAACGTATCTATATCTATGTTTGAAAAGTTTACCGTCTTGTATGCTGTTTGCGTTTGGTCGTGCCGTACCTGTTTTCACAAAGTTTAGAACCTTTGATAAAGTTGTTTGTTCGTTGTACTTTTCCAATTGTGCGTCTAACTCATCTTCAAACTCTGCATCAGCATCTCTACTATCAATCAACACCCATTCATCTAAATCAATGTCCTCACCGTATTTCGCAACGTCTAATTCATCCTGTGCGCTCATTTGCGTAATGTTTCCACCAGCTTGCTCAGGTGCTAAACCAACCAAACTTCTAACTTCGTTTGGTGTCATTGATTCAAGCACTTTATTTGCAACCAATGGTGAAAGCGAGTTAATACCGTCGATTACACGTTTAGAATCTCCTGCAATCAATTCGCCACTTGAGTCTAAAGGTTGTAATGTTTTAAAAGATAATTTTAATGAAATACCATTGAAAGATAATATTTTGTTTATCATTTCAACTATCATCTGTTGTTTTGGTTTAATAACCATGTTTTCAAACAACAAAGCGCCTGTTTTCATTTCATCAGCATTGCTACTAAATCCAGTGGCAACCGATACCCCAAATAGTAAAGGAGTAGTAACGTTGTGAGAGCGTAATATTTTGAAGGTAGATTCATCACTTAAATAAGAATAATGGTCCGCAGCATCTTGCAAAGGTATTGTATCTATCGTTGTTTTTGTAGACTCGTTCTCATTGAATGATATTACAACTTTCTTACCTTTTGACCCTGTAAGCTTACCAATTACAGAATTAGATATCTCATCCTTTTGCTCGTCCGTTGGTTGTCCATTGTTAAAATTCACAATCGTCGTGGGAGCAAAGGAGTTACTAACCTCGTTTATAAGGTATTCAGCTATTTTCTCTTCTAACAATGCGTAATCAATCCCACCTTGATAATCTACGTTTGAGAAATATTTCATACCTGCAGAATAAGGCGCTAAATACAAAATCTCTACTTCTTTTTTAGATGTTCCAAACGCATCAAATCGTTTAGGTACGTATTTTTTTGGGTCACTCCAATTGTCAGAATAGAAATATCCTACGATGTCCCCATCTTGGTTACATTTCTCAGGTCTTAACAACTGAATAGGCGTGTGGAAAGCCCTTGTAATAGCCTTATGTCCTTTGTCGTAATGAATCTGTAAGGCACATTGCCCTAAAGCGTACAAATCAAAGATAATACGCCTTAAATCATCTTCCTTAAGAATAGATAGTAACTGCGCCCACTCATTCGGCTTCATTGCGCTATCCGTAGCCGTTAACCCTTGACCAAATATTAATCGGCAAATGTTATTAATTACAGCGTTATTAGTAGCAGAATTGTTATATCTGTCAATTAAGAATTGGTAGTAGTTATTATCTTCACCATATTCTACCCATTCATTCTTGTTATTCTCAACAATGACAGGAGCAGTATAGGATGATAGTTGTATAATATTATTCATATATAATAAATTCGTTGGTTGTTACCGTTTGAGTAAAATTTGAGCTTGGATTATCAGTGCAAAACACACGTCCATAGAACCGTATGTCGTTTGTTTTTCCAATCTTGCAAATATACGTATGACCTTCTTTTAAACCAAATGTAGCCGTTGCCGTGTGGTAATAGTCACCCGTTGCGTATGTAGTAATATTAATCGTTGTGGTTACGTTTGTCTGTTCGTCGGTAAGAAATATCTTATCTGAATTCCCCGTGCCTTCACGTGGGATAAAATACACCGTTTGTGGACTTGTGGATGTCGTTAATACTATCATATAATAGTATAACTTAAAATTAGTGTTTTTGTTGCAAAAAAAAAAGAGGGGCTATTAAACCCCTCCGTAAATTAACTTGTAACTATTGTGGATTGTGTTTTTGCAAAATCTGAGTTTGTTAAGTTATTGTAAAAAGCATTTGTCCCCAAAGGCACGAATTGTGATGGCAAAAGCTCTTCAGCTTGGAAGGTCAATGAATAACCGCTAAATTCTGAAAGCGCACCACCATTATTTATACTTCCTGCCGTTACATCACAACCTCTAAGTAGTCCAACTAAGAAAAATTGCCCTTCGTTGTTTTCAACTAAAATCCTTGGTTTTGCATACGCTAAAGTTTTTACTGCGTTGTGTGTTGCAATGTCCTGTTTTTTTAGTTTAATAGTCAATGTTTGACGAAAGAAAGTAGTACCGTTTTCACGTGAACTTACTATTTCTTGGTCATAAACATTTTCGTTAGATTTAAGTTCAAACTTATATAAAGAAACTATACCTTGTAAATAATCAATTGACTCATTAAAATCATTGTCTAAAACATAATCAAATGTTGTAGCCATCGGTGTATTTTCTTTATATATAGAGTTTGACGTTATGTCCTCGTTGATAAAGTAAACGTTTGTAAGCCCTGCAAGACTATCCTTACACGGCTCTACACGCCCCGAAGTTATTAAGCAAGCCATGGTTAAGCAGTTACAACAGTTGCACCCGTGAAACAATCAGAAACAATAGTTGTTGAGCTTGTAATATCCGTGAATGGTGCCGGTAAAGCCTCTTCAGCGGTAAAAGTCAAACTGTAACCGTTAAAATCTGAAAGCGCCCCGCCATTATTAATACTTCCCGCCGTTAAATCAGCTCCTCTGTACAATCCCATTAAGAAAAATTGACCGTTGTTATTCTCCACTAACACGTGCGGTCTACTATAGGCCAAAAGTTTAATTTCTTTGTGCGTCGTAGCATCTTGTTTTTTCAACTTAATTGTTAACGTTTGTCTGAAGAAAGTTGTCCCAGCTTCACGGCTTGAAACGATCTCTTGATCAAATACGTTTTCGTTAGATTTTAACTCATATTTATATAAGTTATCAACATTTGTCACCGCAGTGATTAAGTCATTTGAGAAAGTAACATCAGAAGGTACAATTTGAAAGTTAATGAAGTACACCGCCTTCAAACCCCCAATTGCCTCCTTACATGCTTCTGCTCTTCCTATTGTTAAATTGCAAGCCATAAAATTTAAAGTTTAAAAAAAAAGGAGGGAATATACCCTCCCTTTAATTGGTTATTAATTAGTTAATTAGTTAGCTGAATTTGTGATACCATACGTAACTATGTCAGATACTGAATGATAATTTACAGCCATTCCTGCTCTAAGGACAAATCTGACATTTTGTGAACCGTCCGTTGCCGACATGTCCAAAATTCGAATTTCATTTGCGTCATTTAAAAGTCCGCAGCCAAAAAACAAGTTTGAAGTCTCAGCAGCGATAGCAGTGTTAGCAGCCAATCCGTTCGCTACGAAAATTGGAATACCGTCGAAAGTTAACCCTTGACCATTATACCATTGTGTACCCTTAGCTTCAACACCATTGTTAGATGTAGCTGCGACTGAGAAACCACCTAAAGCTCTAATGTAAGCCTTAGCTATGTTTTGAGAAACATAAATTTTCAAGTCAGGCGAACCGTACAAAGCAGCTGGAATTGCATCTACTATCAAGCCTAATTGAGCAACGACATTTGAAGACGTAACCGTAGTACCTGCAACCTCATTTGCAGTTGGTAAAGCAGCATCAGCAGCTAACAATGTAGCAATACCGTCAATTTGTCCAGCCGTAGCCGTTGCACCTCTCCAAATAGAAACCTCAACCGCCTCAGCAACTTTCTCAGTGATGTAAGCTAATAAGTAATCAACGAAAGATTTAGCCAATACTTTATGAGCAGAAACACCCATTTCTTCAGCTTCCCATGTAGCTTCAAAATCCTTTTTACACAATTGTAGGTTAACTTGGAAATTTTCCAATGTCAAACTTCTCTCACTTAAAGTAACCTCAGAAAGTGCTGTAAAGTCACACGTTGCATTTTTCAATAAAGCATCCGTGCTTAATTTATGCATTGTGGTTTTATAAGCAATGTTTGGAATAATTGTCATCCCTCCGTTTGCTAATGTGTTACCAGATAGCAACGCTGCTTTTACCCATAATTTGGAATCTTGTCCAGCATATGAAGTTGAAATGTTAACTGTTGTAGCCATTTTTTATTTGTTTATTTGTTGTTATATACTTCTTCTAAAA